ATGGAAAAGCTCGTTTTGAAATATCGGAAAAAGGGATATACCCAGAGTCAGCTGGAGGCTGCCGCACAGGCTTTTGCCGCTGCGGAGGGCCTGACGGATGCCAATATGCAGATCTACAATGATTTTGAAGAGATCACCGTCTTCGGTACCGACAAGGATGGCAGAAAGGTGGAGGCAACGCTGCCCTTTGCAAAGCTGGAGAAGTGGGTGAAATAAGCCGGACGGCTTGACAGCGGAAGGATTTTCCGTTATCATAGAGCCATCGCACAAGCGATGTTGGGTATCAGAAGATGCCGTTTTTCCCGATAAGAGGGGGAAATGGCATCTTTTTTTGCGTTTTGGAGGTCATTTTATGAACAAACAGGTAAAAAAACTGGTGTATTCTGCCATGTGTCTGGCGCTGTGTCTGGTGCTGCCCTTTCTGACCGGACAGATCCCGGAGGTGGGTTCTATGCTGCTGCCCATGCACATCCCCGTGCTGCTGTGCGGCTTTCTGTGCGGCGGCGGCTGGGGCGCGGCGGTGGGCTTTACCGCACCGCTGCTGCGGCACATGATTTTTTCCATGCCCCCCATGCCGGGGTGCATCAGCATGGCCTTTGAGCTGGCGGTCTACGGATTGGTGGTGGGTCTGCTCTACAAGCGTCTGGGTAAGGGTCTGAAGGGTATTTATATCAGCCTGCTGTGCGCCATGGTGGCGGGACGGCTGGTGTGGGGCGCGGCGCAGATGGTCATTATGGGCCTGAACGGCGGCAGCTTCCCCCTGTCGGCCTTTGTGGCGGGCGCGGTGACCTCTGCCATTCCCGGCATCGTGCTGCAGCTGGTACTGCTGCCGGTGCTGGTGAAGGCGTTGGAAAAGGCGAAGGTAAGCGTGTAAACGACAGGAAACAGGCGAACAGCACCCGAAAGGGTGCTGTTTTTTGTTGGTGCGGGTCGGAGATTTTTCCGGAAGAGTTCCGTGGTGATCTCCGGAAAGGTGGTGTAGGATGTGGGCATCACAACGAAGGAGGATGATAACCCTATGGCTATCGACTACGCAAAGACTTTTCAGAAGTACATTGACGAGGAGCTGGCTGCCCACTCCGCTACCGAGTGGATGGCTTCCACCTCCGGCCTGGTTCGCTACGGCGAGGGCAAGGATGTGGAGATCGTCAACCTGACCACCAAGGGCCTGGGCAATTACGACAGCAGCAAGACCGACGGCTCCGCCTATCCCGCCGGTGCCGTCACCAGTGAGGTGGAGCCTTATACCCTGGAGATGGATCGCGGCATCAAGTTCGCGCTGGATCGCTGCGCACCTCAGGATGCGGCCTTCCCCGACACGGCAGAGACGGTGATCCGCACCTTTGCCCGTGAGGAGCTGGTTCGCGAGCTGGATATGTTCCGTATCCAGCGGCTGTACGCCATCACCAACTTTGGCGATGACAACGGCCCCAATCTGTTCCACTATGACGGCGAGGAGGACATCGTTTCCCTGATCAGCCGTCTGCAGACCGTACTGGAGGACGAGAGCGAGCACATCGGCGGCTATGTGGCTCTGATCTCCGCCGGCCTGAAGAGCAAGTTCCTGGAGTGTGCCAACAACACCTTCCACAAGGTGTCCTTTGAGCAGCAGGTGGAGATCAACGGCGTCACCTATCACAACGTCATGATGCTCAACGATCTGCCCTGTATTTTCGTTCCCTCCGGCCGCATGAAATCCAAGCTGGAGATCCGCTCCGGCCGCGACGGTGACATTTACGGCGGTGTGGTTGCCGCTGCCGACGCCCGCGATCTGGCCGCCATTCTGGTGGCCTGCGATGCACCTCTGGCCATGTCCAAGGTGGACAGCCTGAAGGTCTTTGGCCCCGAGGAGAACCAGCTGTTTGACGGCACTGCCATTCAGGCGCGCTATCTCTATGACCTGCTGGTCCCCGGCCGCGGCGTATACACCGTTGGTTCCGTGGTGATCGACTGATGAGCGTCCGGTTTGCAGAAGGCGGTAAGGAGCGCATTCTGCAGCAGGCGCTGGCGCTCTCCGGAATGGAGAGCGCTCCCCATGCGGGGGAGGAGATGCTGGAGGTGCTGGCTTCTCTCGCTGCCGCATGGTGCGGCAGAAGCGATATCCCGGAGGCTATGGAAGGTGCGCTGGCGGCACTGCTGTGCCGCCGGATGCAGGGGGAAGATGACCGGCAGGTCAGCTCGGTGAAGCGGGGCGATACCACCATTACGTACGAGCAGGGCACTCCGGTAACCATGGAGGGGCTGCTGCGCCCCTTTGTACGTCTGAAAACCCCGGAAAGGGGGTGCCGGAAATGCTGAATGAGGAGGCCATCCTGCGGGCGACCATGACGGACTGCGGCACCTTTACCCGGCAGAGTGAAACCGGCGAAGAAAGGGTGTACGAGGGCTTGCCCTGTGCCCTGTCCCGCGCCATGCAGGCGGCGACGCCCAAGCTGAACGGACAGTGGGAGTCCTGTGTGGAGACCGATGCCCGTATGGGCCTGTTTCTGCCCCGGGGAACGGTGCTGCTGGCTGGTGACCGGGCGGAGATCGTCCGGGAAGGGATGATTTACCGGGGAATCTGCAGCGCCGGACTGGCTTATCCCAGTCATGTTTATGCCACGCTGCTGCTGCAGGAGGTGGCGCGGGCATGATCGGATTGCAGGAACTGACGGCGGAGACCGCCGGATATTTGCAGCGCATGACCGGCGTGAAGGCCACTGCGGAACGGGCGGGGACGCCCGTTTATCCCTGCCTGCTGGTGTCGGCCCGCAGCAAAAGTGAAGGGATCACCGCAGGCGGACGGCAGGTGGAGCGGCAGGTGACCGTCAACGTGACCTGTCTGCCCTCCCGCCTGCGGGAACGGGAGGCAGGGATGGCGCTGGCCGACCGGGTGTACGGTGCGCTGGTGCCGGGATTTCCCGCCTGCGGGCGGGTGTTTTGTCCGGAAACGGCAGAGGTATGGCTGGACGAGCAGGAACGGGCCCGTGTGGAGGTGACCCTGACCTTTTGCGACAGGCCTGCCGAAGCGCCGGACGGCGGAACGGCGGCAGTGTCTGCTATGGGCAGTCTGGCACTCCGCCTGATCCACGAGAAGGAGGGAAGATAAATGGGGATGCCCCAGATCATCATTCGATTTAAGGCGGCGGGCGGCACGGCCATCCGCCGCAGTGCCAGAGGACAGGTGGTGCTGCTGCTGGAGGGCGGCAGCCATCAGCGGCTCGGCTTTTCCCGTTTGGAGCAGGTGCCGGCAGCCGAGGTAGGCGAGGATGCGTTCCGCCTGCTGGAGCTGTGCTTTTTGGGCAGCCCCGCCAAGGTGTATCTGGTCACCTATCCCGCAGGGGAGGCGGAAGAGGCACTGGAGGGCTGTGCGGCGCTGGCAGAGGGCGGCTGGATGTGTGCGCCCGGGATGGAGGCAGCGCAGCTGATCGCCTTCGTGAAGCAGAAGCGCGCCGAAGGCAGGCCGCTCCGCGGGGTCGTGACCACCGGGGACAGCCCTGACAGCGAGGGTATCGTCAATCTGCAGGCCTCCGGCCTGGTGATCCGCATGGATGCGGAGGCCGAAGCGGTGAGCACGGAGGATTACTGCGCCCGCATCGCGGGCATTCTGGCCGGACTTTCGCTGAAAGAGAGCGCCACCTACTATCCCCTGTCCGAGGTGGAGCAGTTTGACCGGGAGAGTGACCCGGAGGGCGCGGTGGCGTCCGGCAGGCTGATCCTGGACCGGGGCAGCGGCGGCGTCCGTCTGGGCCGCGCGGTCACCAGTCTGGTCACCGCTGCCGACAGCAGCAGGGAGGCGCTGAAAAAGATCAAGATCGCCGAAGGCGTGGATCTGATCGCGGCAGATATCCGCAGCGTGTTTGAAAGTGAATACGTGGGCAAGGTGCTCAACGACTATGACTCCAAGCTGCTGCTGGTCACCGCCATCAACAGCTATTTTTCCGCACTGGAGGGAAGCGTTCTGGACACCGGCCGGAAGAGCCGTGCAGAGGTGGATCTGCAGGCGCAGAAGGCGTGGCTGGAGGAGCAGGGCGTGGATACCGACAGCATGACGGAGGCCGCCATTCTTTCGGCCAACACGGGCAGCTGCGTCTTTTTGCGGGCGGAGGTTCGTTTTGCCGATGCCATGGAGGATCTCACCTTTGAGATCACCATGGAGTAAAGGAGGGAGATTATGGCAGGTTTGAGTGCGAACCGGGTGCTTTCCGGTTCTTTTGCAGAAATCTGGGTGGACGGCAGCCGCATTGCGGAGGCCAGCGCCATCCAGCTGACCGTTCAGTTGATCCGCACGGACGTGCAGATCGGTATGGACGTGGATTCCAAAATCACCGGCTGGAAGGGCGAAGGAAAGCTGCGCCTGCGGCAGGTGTTCAGCCGTTTCTTTGACGTGGTGGAAGGTGCGGCGCAGGGCAAGGATATTCGTGTCACCATCACCACCGCGCTGAAGGATCCCGACAGCATGAACGGGGAAGAGGAGCGATACAGCGTGGACAACGTGGCGCTGGACAGTCTGCCGCTGGTGAATTATGCCGCCGGAAAGGTGAACGAGCAGACCATTCCTTTCCGCTTTTTGCCCGGAGATCTGAAGCAGCTTTCGGCCATCAAGGTGACGGAGGTGGTTTAAATGAGCACGGCGGAGCAGTGGGCCGGTGTGCTGGGGCAGGCGGCGGCAAGCCGCTTCACCCTGCGCTTTGAAGAACTGGGTCTGGATGCCCGGTGCCGCAGCCTGGATGCCGGTGAGGTGGAGGAATGCGTCCGGATGGGCGGCGAACGCGGGCTGCGGTATGCATTGTATCTGGCCTGTGAGGAGCTGCGGGAAGCGGGCGAAAGCCTGCGGAAGCAAGGGATGCTGGACAGCGCCTTTGACATTACCCTGCGGCTGGGCTACGGCGACGTGCTGGCCGCAGGCAGGATGATTTTGCAGCAGAGCGGCGCGGCGCAGGGGAAGGTGAAGCTGACGGCAGGCGGAAAGCCCGCGGCGGAGCAGAGGGCCGATGCGCCGGAGCCGGCAGAGGGCATCCTGCCGCCTGTGGCGGAGGAGGCCTATCCTCTGCCCTGGGAGAGCGAAGTCCTGCAGGAACAGAACGGCTGGGTCACAGCCGGACAGGTGGCTCGGGAATTTGCCGACCGGCTGTGGGCTGCGGCAGGAAACCGTTGAACGGGGCGGATAAGGAAAAACCACCGGCGGAAGGGCGGAAGGACAGGAGGAAATGACGATGAACAATACGAGAACGGTGATCCTGCAGCGGGGGGAAGAACGGCTGCAGCTGGCGGTCAATCCCCGGCAGATGGTGATCAGCCAGCCGCAGAATATGCTCAGCTACGTGACGATCCGGGGCGAGACGGTTCACGCTGCCCGGGGCAGCGGCTTGACGCAGGTGACTCTGCGAACCTTTCTGCCCGACGAGAACTCCCGGTTTTATCAGGGGGTGACACCGGCAGAGGCACTGGCGATGCTGTGCCGGTGGAAAACGGAGGGCGCGCCGGTGCGGCTGCTGATCTCCGGCGAAGAGCTGGGGGAGCTGTTTTTGATCTGCGGGCTGGAACGAACCCTCACCGAAGGCGATCGGGACGTGGGCGTGAGCATCCATCTGAAGGAATATAAATACGTGACACTGGCAGAGCCGGATGTGCTGGAAGAAGTGGGCGCCGGCGGGCTTTACAGCCGTGCGGAAGGGCGAAAAAGCGTCACGCTGTATGTAACGCAGGGCGGCGAGGATCTGTGGACGGTGGCAAAGCTGCTGCTGGGCGACGGCAGCCGCTGGCAGGAGATCGCCCGGAGAAACGGCATCAGTGATCCACATGATCTGCCGGCAGGGAAGGAGCTGTATCTGGTATGAGAGTGTGGCTGGAACAGCAGGAGATCACCGGTCTGTGTCTTCAGACGGTCATCGACAAGTCGGCAGACAGTGCCGGTGCAGAGGCGGAGATCACGCTGGTGTGTGCGCCCATGGACAGCCGTCTGCCCCGTCTGGATCCGGCCTGTGGACAGCAGGTGCGGGTGACACAGGAAAGGGAGAGCCTCTTTTTCGGCAGGGTGGAGCGGGTCAGCTATGACGCGGCGGCGCTGCGGCTGACACTGCTGTGCTACGATCCTGCGGCGTTGCTGGCAAAATACCAGGGCCGCGGCCCCTATGAGGGCACGCCGAACGCCATTGTGCGGGAATTGTGCCGGGAATGCGGCCTGGAGCCGGGAGAGATCTGGAAGGGGGATGGCCAGCCCGTCAAGCTGACGGCGGCCTGTGGCCGCTCTGCCTTTCGCGCCATCCGAAACCTGTACGATGACCGCTGTGTGGTGGAATTCCGGGAGGGGAAGGTGTGGGTGTCCCAAAAGGGAGCGCTGCAGGCGGTTCTGGAAAGCTGCCGGCTGGTGGGCCTGACCGCCCGGAACACGGCGGAGGAGGCGATCACCCGGGTGGTGGTTTACAGCGGCGGCAAGCCTGTGGCGCAGGCGGAGGACGAAGCAGGTGCGGCGCAACTGGGGCTGCGGCAGCGATGCGAGCACCTGTCACCGCTGTTCCCCGACGCCAAAACGCAGGCTAAGGCGGGGCTGACGGGGGTGGCGCGGCAGGCGCGGTTCACCCTTACCGGCAGAAGTCCGGTGCGGTGCGGGCAGGTCGTCCGGCTGGACAAGCCGCTGATGGGCGTTTACGGCGATTATCTGGTGACGCAGGTCACCTGGCGGTGTCAGCAGGGGCTGATGACGACGGAACTGGGGGTGAGCAGTCTGTGACCGGAAATCCTTACGGACAGATGCTGGAAATGATGGGGAGTCAGAGCGGCCTGCAGGCCGCTCTGGCAACGCTGGAGGACGCCCGGGAGGGCGTATTTTATCTGAATGGCAGGAAGGCACCCATTGCCGGATGGGCCAGAGGCCTGGTGCTGGAGCCTGCTGACGAGGGATGCCTGTACCTCTGTCTGGGCAGCCGGGCGGGATGGTTCGTGGTGTGCCCTCTGGAGGAAGTGTGAAAGGGAGGGGAACGGATGGCACTGTTTTCCTATGAAAAAACCACCGCTCTGCCGCACATGACGGAGATCGCGGTGGATCTTGCGAGCGGACAGCCGATTCTGGAGACAGACGGCAGATTTCGTCTGGTTTCCGGGCTGGAGGCGGTGCGGGTGTGGATCTGGCGGGCATTGCAGGCGGATAATCTGCGGTTTGCCTTTGCCGCCCATACCGACAGCTACGGCCATCAGCTGCACCTGTTGGCGGGAAAGGCGCTGCCGGAGGCGGAAAGCCGTCTGCCCGGTCTGGTAAAGGAGGCGCTGCTGGTATGCCCCTATATCACCGGGGTGGAGCGGTTCCTGTTCACCCGGGAGGGAGATCGCCTGCGGGCGGCCTTTACCGTCCGGACAGTTTACGGTGTGCTGGAAGCGGAAAGTGAGGCTATGGTATGAACTATGGATTTGAAGACATTCTCAGTCGATTGAAGGAAGGACTGCAGGGGCAGGTCAGCGCGCTGGAAGGAACGTTTGCCGGCGATATCCTTCAGGCGGTGGCGGCAGAGCTGGCGCGGATCTGGAGTCAGGAGATCGACACCGTCACCCAGCGGGGCTTCGTGGAAACGGCGGAGGGCAGTTGGCTGGATGCCCTCTGCGGTAATTACGGCGTGACCCGAAAGGCGGGAGAAGCTGACGAAAAACTGCGGCAGAGAGTGCTGGATCACATTCGCGCCCGCGGCGCCAGCGGCAATGCGGCCGATTACGTGGCATGGGCGCTGGCGCTGGAAGGTGTGGAGGCCGCTTCGGCCGTGCCGCTGGGCCGTGGCCCGGGCACAGTGGACGTTTACTTCGTGCCGGAGGCCGGACGTGAAGAGATGACGGAGGTGCTGAAGCGCCATCTGGAGAGCCTGCGTCCGGTGGGTGCGGACGTGAGCGTCATTCAGGCGCAGCCGGTGGCACTTTCAATCACCGCGGAAGTGGTCAGAGAGGGCGATATTCCGCTGGAGACCATCGCGGCACAGTTTTCCCGCCTGCTGGCGGAATATCTGGAGGAGAGCCGCCTGACGGAGGGTGGACAGCTGGTGAGCATCAACCGCATCATCGGTCTGCTGATAGGCTGCAGCGGTGTGGCGGATGCGGGCCGGATCACCCTCAACGGCGGCACCGCCAGCATTCGGCTGGAGCAGGGGTGCTACGGTACGGTGGGCGCGGTGACCCTGACGGAGGCAGACCATGAGGCGGCTTAAAGAGACGCTGCCCCCGTCGGTAGGGGCAAGCCGGGGCATCGGCATCCTTCTGGACAGCTGCGGTCTGGAAGCAGAACTGCTGGAGCAGGAGGCGCGGCAGGCCTGCCTGCGGCTGGCAGCGGCAGAAGCAGATCAGAAGGGCTGCAGCCTGTGGGAACGGGAGCTGGGACTGGAGGTCCGGGAGGATCTGGCGGTGGAGGCGCGCCGCGCACTGATCCGTGCGGCACTGGATGGATTGGACACCTGTACGCCGGAAAAGCTGCGGGTATTGGTGGGCAAAATGCTGGAGGGCGACGTGGCGCTGGAAGAGGATCATGTGCGCTATACCTTTCACGTGAAGGCGCAGGTGGAGCGGTTTCTGGTACCCGGTCTGACACCGGTGAAAAAAGCGCTGCGGAAGGCGGCGCCCGCCCATCTGGATCTCTCACTGTCAGCGGCGGCTGATGTGGAAACCGAGAGTTTACCTGCCTCTGTTCTGACCGCCGGCGTGAAACTGCATATCTTTACCAAGGAGGACATCACATGAAACTGACCGGTATGTATACCGCCGCCGGTGCAAGGCTGGCGGCACAGGCCAAGGCGGCAGAAAAGCCGTTGATCATTACCCGCGTGGCGGCGGGTTCCGGCAAGACCACCGGCTCTGCCCTGTTTCTTGCGCAGGAATGCCAGAACCTGGCCATTCAGGGCAAGACAGCATCGGAGGGGAATTGCACACTGACGGTGCTGCTGGATGCAGCGCAGGCTGCCTATAGCTACACGCTGAAGGAAGTAGGCGTTTACGCCAAGGTCGAAGGCGGCGCAGAGACCTTTTATAAATATTTCCGCCTGGATGAGAGTGTCTATGTGGAGAAAAACATGGATTTGACCATCACTTTTTATCTGACCGAGAGCGTTATGGCTGCCGATCAGGTGGAAGTGGTAGTGAGCCAGCAGGGTCTGATCACCCGGGAGATCTGTGAGCAGGTGTCCGATGCGGCGGCTGCCGTTGTCAACGGCGCGCTGGAAGGCCACAAGACGGATGAGGGTGCACACAGCGCGCTGTTTGCCCGGAAAGCACCGCTGAACCATGAGCATTCTGCATCCCACATTACGGTTGGCACGCTGGCGGGTCAGGTGGCTGCGCAGAGCAATACGGCGTATACCACGCCGCAGGTGCGATCCATCATTCTGTCCACTGCAGAGCCCTCCGGCGGCAGCAACGGACAGATCTGGATCAAGTATACGGTGTAAGGAGGGGTCGGAATGACGTTGGGAGAAGCGGCGGTGGGTACGCAGGTCTATCTGCGGGTACAGGGCGTGTATACGCCCTTCTGTATCATGCACCACGGCAAGCCGGATGACAGCTATGACGACAGCTATGCGGGCGGCACCATCCTGATGCTGGACAAGGCCGCCCAGCCTTACCGGATCCCCATTCTGGAAACGCCGGACGGTGTGCGGAACAATTATGACACCACCTGGATGCACAAGTGGCTCAACGAGGACTTTTTCGGCTGTCTGGACGGCAAGGTGCAGGCGCTGGTGAAGGAAGTGCGCTTGCCCTGGCGCTGTGACACCGGGGAAGAAAGCGTTGCGCTGGCCACGGGCAGTCAGGGCCTGCCGGCAAAGGCGTGGCTGCCCTCCATGGCGGAGGCGGCGCGTCTGGCACGGTATACCATGGGATACGGCCCCAACTATATCGAGGAGGGCGCCAAGTTTGACTATTGGAAAGACAAGGCGGTAGAGGACTATGAGGCGTGGGAGGTGCCGGATGACAGCGGCGCGGATGCGGGCTGGTGTCTGCGAACACCCAACTATTACGTTTCCGGCGAGTATGAGGAGTATTTCTTCAAGGTACTGGGCGTGGGCGATGCATGGATCTCCACCGGAAATGAGGCCTATGTCCGTCCCTGTCTGGTGCTGCCCGATGAGCTCCGGCTGGATGGCGACCGGTACGTGCAGGCGGGACTCAGCCTGCCTGTCATGGTGGACGGCGCGTGGCGGGAAGGTACGCCCTTCGTCAAGGTGGACGGTGTGTGGAGAGAAGCCGTTTCCGTCCATGTGAAGGTGGACGACGTTTGGCGGCAGTAA